GTGGAAAATATGTACAGAATTAAGGAGTTTGACATCGATTACAATCCTGAAGTAATTGAAAAAGCCAAGGAGAAAGTATTGGAAGCTCGTGAATTTGTTAAAGAAATGATGTCATGAGCGATATAAATAAATGCGAAGGTGTTGAATGTCCTATACGAAATAAGTGCTACAGGTTTTTAGTTCCTGATGATGATTTTCAAGCATATTTTATAATTACACCTTTTGCATATGATTACTGTGATAAGTTTATATCCTATGAAGAAGAAATGGATTTGACTAAACTAAAATTTAGAAAATGCCAGACATAACGATGTGCCCAGGGACAGATTGTTCCCAGAAAGAAAGTTGCTACCGGTTTACGGCGAAGCCATGTGAGTATCAATCTTATTTTATTTCGGCACCGATCAAAGAGGGTAAGTGCGAATATTACTGGGGAGAGAATGCAGAATCAGTTTGGAATCAACTAAAAGAGATAGTGGAAATTACAGACCCCACCCCCCCCTAGTAAAGTAGTGGAAATTAAAATATTTTAAATCAAACACATAACACAAATGAAACAGACAGCAGTAGATTGGTTTTATCAAAGAATTTTAGCAAAAGATATTAAAGAAGTATATAAACAAGCCAAGCAGATTGAAAAGGAGCAGATTAAGGAGGCTTATAAAATAATTGATTTAGATATACAACATGAAGATGTTGGTGAAATTAATTCAGAACAATACTACAAAGAAACATACGGACAATGACATCACTAACACAAGAACAAAAAACAGAGGTAATAAGACTTTACAAGCTAAAGATCCTTAATAAGAATATTGCGACCATCCTAGGTGTATCTAAATATGTTGTAAACAATTACATCTACAAAGATTACCTAAAGACTAATGAGCGAGCTAAAAATACAGCAGCACACCTAAAATTAGCTGATGAGGTAATTGAGATGTATAAAAACGGACTAACATACAAAGCAATCGGAGAACGGACTTCTTTAAAGAAGCACCAGATTTGTGAGATTCTAAAACTTACTAGTTACCGAAGAAGACCAGGAATAACAATAAAAAATCTTAGAGAAGTACAACGATTGTGGGAAGAAGGAAGTAGAATTGCTACTATTTCTTACAAGCTAGATTTAAATTATGGGCAGGTCGAATACTGGGTAAGAAAGATGCGCGAAGGGGTGTACACAAGTGTACACTAAGTGTACACTAAGTGTAAACCAAAATCGGCCTCTATTGGCTCCAAACGCAATAAGTGAACACTTTGAACACTTTTTGGTAAAAATGAAAAAAAATAAATTTTCAGTAGGTAAAAAAAAATACATTACGAAAAAAAGTGTAAACTTGTAAACCTAAGCCAAAAAAGTGCCAAAAATCGGTCAAATTATAACGTATGAAGGGTTTTAGGGGTTTACACTCAGTGTAAACTTAGTGTAAACTTAGTGTACACTTTTAGCCAAAAAATACCCCTCCCCCCCCCATATTTTTCAAAACTTTGTAAAATCACATGAACGTCACTTTAGGAAGAGCAATCAATTTACTTAACGCTGGATTTAGCGTAATGCCCATATCAGAAGGCAAAAAACCGCTCATTTTATGGAAGGAATACCAGACAAAAAAGATAGAAAAAGCAGAGTTAGAAAGGCTAGAGTCTAAAACTAAAGGTTATGGTATTATTACAGGATTTTATGGTACTGAATGTATAGACATAGACCTAAAAGTTTTTCCTAGTGTACAAGAGGGTAAGAAATTCTGGAATGAGTTCATTGCATTTGTATCTGACTACATCGATGACTTTGCTAGGAAGTTTGTAATCTACAAGACAGTAAACTCTGGATACCATATTATCTACCGTTGCGAAAAGGTAGAAGGAAACAGAAAGCTAGCTACTCTGAAGGGACATTCTCAAGCTCTGATTGAGACTAGAGGCACAGGCGGATACATCTACATCTACGATCACCAAGTAAGCGATTTGTCTTATGAGGAAATTCAAGAAATCACAGTTGAAGAACGCGATTTGTTAATGAATCTATGCAAGTACTTTCACTACGAAGAGAAGGTAGATGAAACGAAGCCAAAAGAAGCCGATTACAGCGGTCTTACACCTTGGGATGACTACAACTATAGGAACAAGGCTATAGACCTCTTACAGGGCGAATTTAGTGCCATTAAGCACCTATCTGATCGCGTAGTTCTACGCAAGAATGGAAGCAAGGATGCATTGCACGGATTTATTTACAAGGATAGTGGATTATGCTACATATTTACCACTGCTACGATCTATCCTCACGAGACTCCGCTTAGTCCGTTTGCTATCTACTCTTGGAAGTTCTTTGGTGGAAATTACTCCGAAGCTGCAAAGGAATTATACAAGGCTGGCTATGGAGAACGAAAAATTAGAAAGGTAGAGATTGAGCGAATTGAGATACCAAAGGAGGAGTTAATATTTCCGATTGAAGTGTTCCCTGAGTCATTGCAGAATTATATTCTGTTAAATCAAAAAACTCTAAACCATTCTATAGACTACATGGGTTGCAGTTTACTTTGGTACATTTCAATTTGCATTGGAAATGCTTGCAAGGTGGAGGTAAAAACTGGATGGAGGGAGTCAGTAAACATTTGGCTAGGTTTAATTGGCAAAGCAGGTCTAGGAAAAACCCCTAGTATAAATGCGGTTATATTTCCATTAGCTAAGAAAAATAGTTTTGAGATTAAGCACTACCAGAACGAATACAAGAAGTACAAAGAATACGAGAAGCTAAGTTCTAAGGATAAAAAGGATGTAGAGGAAATTAAGGAGCCAATTAGAAAGCAGATTATTGTTAACGATGTAACGGTCGAAGCGTTGGCGGATCTCCACGAGGAAAACGAAGTAGGCATTGCAGTATTTAAGGATGAGCTGAACGGATGGATTAAGGATATGAATAAGTACAAGCCTGGATCTGACTTGGAATTCTGGCTCTCATGTTGGTCTAATCAGCAAGCGATTCTAACAAGAAAAACTGCAAAGAGTAGCTTTATTCAGTCGCCTTTGATTCCTGTACTTGGTGGTATACAACCTGGAATCTTCTCTCAGATTTCTACTTTGGAAAACAAGGACAATGGATTTCTAGACAGATTGCTAGTTTGCTATCCTGATAAGGAGATTGAGCATTACAACAGAAATGCGATTGAGCAGGAGGTTTTGGATTGGTACGAGGCTTATATGTCTCAGTTCTATAACCTGATTCGAAAAGAAATCTTGCAGTTGAATAAGTTTGGAGACATTGAGTCTAGGATAATTAAGTTTGACTCTGAGGCTGAAAAAGAATGGGAGCGAATCTTTAACAACATCACAGATATGCAGAACTCAGACGATATTTCTGAGTATGTGAAGTCAATGTTGAGTAAGCAGAAAGCTTACATCCCTAGATTTGCGCTGATAATTAACTCGATTACTGCTTATAACGAAGGCAAAGGATTTGATTGGATTAGCAAGGATAGTTTGCTTAAGGCTGAGAAATTAAGTAATTACTTTATTGCAATGTCAAAGAAGATTAAGGTAAATTCATTGGAAACAGGCGAATTGAGTGAGTTGGTTCGTTCATTGAAAAATGAGACGATTGAAAGAAAAATACAGCAGATACAGGAAGCAGTTCCTGACTTCAATAGATCAGAGCTTGCTGAAATGCTAAATGTGAGTAGGACAACGATTTATAAACACTTAAAAAAATGAATTACATTAATCATAAATCGAACAATGTAATAGCAAAATATTATTACAAAGGTGATAAAGGATACAAGTATGCAGTAGTTGAAATAGAATGTTTATCTCATGATATGCAGTTTGTAAAGTTTACCAGGCAAGATGGCATTCAAAATTTAAGGAAACAATGTTTCTGTTGCGGAGAATTATCAATGGATTTAAAAAGATCATTGGTAGAAAACTTTGATGATTTAAAGGAATTTAACAAGGATTTAAGATATCTAAAGGATGAATTCTATAAAAAGGTTATTATGGATTTGCACAGAATCAAAAATGATGAAGCTTGGGACAGATACAATGAATACCTAAATTCAGACAAATGGAATAATAAAAGAAAAAAGGTTTTAGAAAGAGATAATTACTTATGCCAAGCTTGTCTTACAAATCCAGCTCAAGAAGTACATCATTTAACTTATAATAATATTTATGATGAACCACTTTATGAATTAATATCTGTTTGTAAACGATGTCACATAAAAATTGAAGAACAAAAAAACTTAAAAAAATGATTGAAGCACTAGATGAGATTACAGAAATCCCATTTGAAGTATTCTGGGATAAGTTTATGGACATTTGTCCAGGTATTTATGACCGCTACACCGCAGAAGGATATTGGCTAAAAATGAGAGAAGATAACAGGATTTTAGCATTTGAATTTCTATGCCGATTTGGTAGCGACTTTAAAGAACCTTGGATGCATTTAAGACAGTTTGATCTTCCCTTTTAAATCTACCCTACCCCCCTATATGAAACCACTAGACAAACTTAAAGAACTCAAGCTAAACTCTAGTATTAGCGATCATCCAAATGTACCTAGATATGCAATTGCACTACCAAAGTATACTGATGCTACTGCAAATGGACTTACAAAGTGCATACTTGACTACCTACAGCTGTGCAATCACCAAGCAGAGCGAATCAACACGATGGGTAGACCAATAGATAACCGGAAGCAAGTCACAGATGTGCTAGGAAGAACCAAGACAATCGGAACAATGACCTGGGGCAAGTCAACCGCAACAAAAGGCTCTTCCGATATATCAGCAACCATCCAAGGAAGGTCGGTAAAAATAGAAGTCAAGATAGGTAAAGACAGGCAGTCTGAAGATCAGAAAATCTACCAAGCAAACATAGAAAGTTCTGGAGGTCAGTATTGGATAGTAAAAAACTTTGATGACTTCATGAAAAAATATGACCAATTCCTAGAATCTTTAAAATCAAACAATTAATATTACTTTACAAACTAAAAAACAAAAACAATGGCAAATTTATCAGAGATCTTCCTAAAGCAGGAAACACTAGAAACTTTACTAAACACAGTAAAGGCAAAGAATCTAAAAGGTGTATCTATCACCATTAGTCAGAACGATACCTCAAACGAATGGGGTCAGAATGTAAACTCTTATGTATCTCAGTCCAAAGAGGACAGAGAAGCAAAGAAGCCTAAGTTCTACACCGGATCAGGGAAGGTATTTTGGTCAGATGGTAAGCCATCTACACTAGCTGAAAAGAAAGAACAAGGTCATGTAAGTAAGAAAGAATATGCCCAAGAGGAAAGCAACGCCCTTCCGTTCTGATTATACGCTTAAACGTAGGTTTATCAACAAATTCAATGAGTACACCCCGTGGCAGGACATCGGTCACGGGGAGTGGCTCTCCCTAGAAGATGTGCAGGACAAGATTAAGGTTTTAGTACAAAACTATAGAAGCAAGCACGTTGAAGTGTGGTTTGAAAAAGGCGGTAAACTTCTAGATTACAATGGAAATGAAACTAATGAACCAATTAAATTCATACCTAAATGAAAAGGAATATTTTAAAGTTACTTAAATTCATAAATGTAGCTTTTGGTTTTATGACTTGCCTATACTTAATTTCTAAGTATCTAGGAATGTTTGCATTAGTACTTGCTCTTTTTATTACTTACTTAAACATGATTATTGATGGAATACTCAAAGGAACAGATTAAAAGAGCAATTAGGTCTAACGTATTCTGTAAAGGTAAAGGAATAATAGTAGACATGGAGATGGAGGATCACCCAGATGCAGGTGATATTTTATACAATCATTTCTGCGGTATTCCTGAACCAAGACTTAACGAATTACTACAGAATCCTAGATACGTTATTAAATTTGAACTTATAACTAGACACTTAAAACACAACTACAAATGATAAAATATAAATACGAAGAAATCGACTTCTATGTCGATACGGAAACAGGAGAATTAGTAATTGACTACACGGAGAATGTTACTAAGATAGAGAATCACATAGCCATTGAGCTTATTGAGATTATTAGGCAGAAGCTATACCTACACAGAGAACAGAAGGAAAGTGTAATTAAACGATTCTTTAAATGATGGAAGAAACTCAAGTACTGAATCCATTTGGATACCTAACTGCTAGAAAGGTAATCGATGAAAACAAAAAACCTAGTGAGTGGTGGATTGACTACCTAGAGTTTAATGAAGTAGTAGCAGAAAATGAATTTTATGTACTTTTTGATGATGGCCTCCTAGTCAAAAAAGGCAAATCCAAGCTTACTACTTCTCAGTGTATTAAAGGGGAAAAGTTTCAATCATTTAGAAAGATATATGGCAGTATTCCACGAGCAAGTTTATAAAGTCCTTAGCGAGATCACAGAAATGCTTGTTGCTAAGAACGAGAAGTATGGAAACTCAGCTCTGGAGCCGCTTGGTGTATTCAGTCAGTTGTCCGCAAAACAAGGACTACTGGTTCGAATTGATGACAAGCTAAAGCGGATTAAAAACGGTTCTTTAGACAAGGATGACGAAGATGTAATTAATGATCTAATCGGATACCTAGTTTTATTAAAAATTCATGCAAACCAAGAGAGTAATTTTGATGAGCTTGACGGCTCCCACAATTGGAAAAGTGTAAAGGATAAGCAAGACATGATTAAACTCATGAAAGCCAATTTAAAGGATAGCCTATAAAACGGCACTTTTTACAAAAGCTGCCAATTTTGTAAAATATCTTTAACCTTATCGGAAATTATCCGAATTGTTGCCAGTTTGTCTACAGTTGTAACAAATCCATATACTATTTGTTACGATACCTATAGATTAAAATAACTTTTTACTTACTCCAATCTGATGCACTTTCTGTATAGGCTGGTATTGGTATTGAAAGATATATTTATGGTCTACATAGGAAGCAGATGCACCTAGATTTAACACAGAATTGACATTTGCACCTAAATATAATCCTTTGCTCTTTTTTATTATTGTTTCTGTTTTGGTCTCGATAATCGTGTTGGTAACCACGGGCAATTTATAATCGTTTATAGCGGTCATTTTTAGGACTTCTCCGAGTACTTCACCGCTCACGCTTGTACTTCCATGATCGAAAGGAAAGGATGCGTTAAACTGGCTAATTTTAGGCTTAAAATCCATTAGTATCGTATCCCTTAAAACTTCCGTTTTTATCTTTGTTTTAGGAATGTAAACCGTATCGCTGGAGGTGATGTATAGAGTATCAGTCAATCGCTCAATAGTAGTTTTGTAAACCGTTTCGAGTTCCCTTTTTGGGAATACAATAAAAGCTAAAATTACTCCAGCGATAAAAGCTAAAACCGCTATTTTGATGCGCTCATCGTCTAGTAAATCTTTCATCATTCGTAGATATCTATATTTTCATCGTTTAATAAAATGCGTAATTGATCTCGAGTCTGTTTTATCGCATCGTATTGTCCATCCGGTAACTCCTCAAACTTTAACTTGGCTCGCATCCATTGGTCTAACTCCCACAACACAGAGCGCATTTTTGAGCCATTAGTTGCGTTTGCAAACTCGTAATTGTCTTCTGGTAGATTAAACTCTAGTATTGCTTTCATAAATCCATCATTACGTTAAATGGCAATTTGCCATAATCTAAAGTTATACCTACTCCAATAGCTGGCTTTCTTCCAGCCTTAGCGTAAGCCATAGCATAACTGTCTTTGTCAATTCCACAACCAACTTGTTTGCCAAATATTTTAAAGTTTTTACCTACAACAAAGTTAGTATAAGCCTCGGTATGTCGATGACCTTGTACTGTACTAATTAAATCAGCTTTAGCTCTAGCAATTGCTCCTCCTTGCTCTCCGTGTACGTACAAAACATCGTTTAAAATGTACTCTTCGGTAAATTCCCATCCTGGAGTCTCCAAAACTTCTTTATAGCTCTTAATCCACTTTTTAGATATGCCAGCAGAAAAAGCCTTTCTCATTACTAATCGGTCGTGATTTCCAATTATAACCGTTGCCTCTGGAAAAGCATCGCGCCACTTTTTTATTCTTTCTATAGCATAGGTCAATTCATCTAATGCGCTCATACCATCGGGATCTGTCTCGTGATATGATGCATAGTGATTGTCAATGATGTCACCAATAAATACTACCTTTTCAGTTTTATATTTCTGCTTCTGCTCAATACAAAAATCAAGATAATCATCAAGGCAAAAAGGTTCGTGCAAGTCTCCAATTTCTAGTACCCCACCCCCCCTATTTGAATTTCTAATACCACGAATAATTTCCCACTCTTCGCGGTTTAATCTTGGTCTAAATTCTTCCATTAAAGAGCTAAATATGTTGTTTTTCCACTTGTTCTTATCGCCTTTAACTTTTGCTTTCTGTTTTTCCCCTTCACATAAGAAACGTGTACCCAATCTGGGTTAAAGTCTGTGCCAAATTCCCAGATTAGCTGGTCAAAATCCAACTTGTTTTTAATGAAATCAAAAACCATGCGGTTAGTTACCTCTCCGTTGCTCCCGTCCATGTCTATATCAATAGCTTGGCCGGTACAATGCTGAGACGAAGAGCTGCCTTTAATAAAAGCGTTTAACTCTTTAGAACGGTAACCGCTAGAAATAAAAATTGGCGTTTTAAAATGCTCTCGTATTGGCTCGAATACTTTATCAGCTAGTAGCTTGAAATTCTCCAAATGCTCGGCGGTTGGCGTGTTGTCAATTCCATGACGTTTGGCCGTATCGCTTCGCGTAATTTCTGCAAGATTAAGGTTAGGACTTATCTTCATTGTTTGGCTTTTTAAATATCTTTTCAGCTGCGGTTATTCCTAAAGCTGCGGCGGATAATGCAGCAACCGAATAAACTAAAGGCTCGTTTTGATTTCTTATTAAAGTATAAGACAAGGCAATTGCGCTGATAACTCCAACAAGTCGTTTGCTAGATGCTTCGCCGCTTTCGCTTAAAAATCCTTTTGCCCAGCTAAAAAATCGTTTCATCGTCCTTGCCCTTTGTAAGTTTTTGGTTTTTGCTCACTCTTAGAATAAGCCTTTTTCGCTTTTCCGTTTCTACGTTTGCCAAAAGAGGTTGGCTTTAGATTTGAGTTACTTCCCTTTTTCATTCTTACGCTGCTCAAATAATGCTTTCTCGTTTTTGATTTTGAATACTAACCAAACGATTGAAAGACAAGAAATAATTACCGTTAGGAAAATATTTACATTCATTAAATCCAGACTTTGGAACACGTTTGCAATGATTGCCGCAACTGTGGAGGGTAAGCCTATTTCGTCTTTTTGGAAAATATTCATTTCATTTAATCGCTTTTCGTTTACCAAAAATAACTCATTTATAGGCAAATAAAAAAGGGCTAAAATTAGCCCTCTAAATTGTCGGTAATGGTTTAATACTACTTTTCTTTTAAAGCCTCGTAAAGCGGCCCTAAAACAAGAACAGTAAAGCCTTTAGCCTTTACCTTGTCCTTAATCAAATCCGCATCGCTTTTGCTTATTTCCATATCGCCCTCAGAGTAGTAAACTTTCTTAGCTAACTCGTAAAGTCGTATCGGGTCGTCTTTCTCCTCGGCTGCAAATAAGGCGTTGCCGACCATCTTAGACAAGTACATAAACTCGCCGTTCTCATTTGTAATTTTGTTGCCTTCAATGTCAGTTAAGGCAATCGCAAGGTTTACAATCATGTTGTTTCGATTAGTGTTAGATTTAATTTTTCGGCAATATAGGAAAAGGCGTAATCGTTTGAGCCGTCCCAAGCTAGGTATTTTTCGCCGTCCATTGTTACGTTTCCTTCGGCTAAAGTCTGACCGATAACCAAAGGATATGCTTCCGTTCCTTCACCGCTTGCGCAAAGTTGGTAGTAAAAGCTGCACGAGGTAGCTAGGTTGTCGTTGATAATGTAGGCGTTTAGTAAGTTTGCCTCTTGGCTTTCGCCGTTTTTCCAGATTGTTACTGCTTCGATTGATTTCATATTTATTAGTTTTTTAAAGTGTCGATTTCTTGTTTTAATTCTTGGATTGCTTTTACTAGTACTGGAATTAATCTATCGTAGTTAATAGATAAAGGCTCACCAATAGGAACTCCAGTAGTTAGGTTTGTCATCTGAGTAGAAAAAAAGACTATTTCAGGTATAATTTTAACCATTTCATCGGCAATAAATCCTAAATCAATAGAATCGTCTCTTTTCCAGTTGTATTTTTTAGCCGACATTTTTAAAACATCATCTAAACCATAGCTTAAATCTTCAATATTCTTTTTTAATAATCTTGAGGATGTATCATAGGTAACTAAACCCGTTGAGGTGTAATTATATTTTAAAGTCGATTGACCAGCTCCGCTTGTAATATTATGCAAATATAAATCTCCATCAACTGTAAGCCTTCCAGAGCCACTTGCGGTTGTTCTGCCCATTACTATTTGACCGCTGGAGGTTATCGTTACTCTTGGAGTGCCAGATGTAGAACCAGCACCCGCCCCAGTCATAAAATTTAAACCATTTGTATCCGCCAACATTGCATAAGTCTGAGTATTCATTTTAAAGAATATTCTTGTACTTGATGCTGAATCAGCTGCATTTTCATCTAACAATATACCGTTTGCACCAGAAGCTTTTACGTTAAATGTGGTAGTATTAGCCGCTCCGTTAATAGTAGCCGTCCCATTCACTTGCAACTTCGCCCCATTATCATTTGTCGTTCCAATCAAGACGTTGCCGCCTGAGGTTATGCGCATTCGTTCAATTGGATTTGCACCATTTGCACGAGTAGAAAATGCAAGGTAACCAGCAAAGTTTCCAGCAGTTCCATTTTCTTTAAATCCTCTAATAGATGTTACTATTCTATTATTACCTACTCCATCGTTAGTGCCAAATTGCAAAGCACCACCAGTATCAATTGCTCCACTAGTTTCTGAACTCTGAATTGTTAATTGCGCTTCAAAAACACTAGTAGGTGATGGGCCAAATACTTCTAACTTACTTGTAGGACTAGCCGTGCCAATCCCAACGTTGCCGCCTGAGGTTATTGTTAATCTTGCGGTTTGGTTAGTTCCAAATTGCAATGCAGTATTAGAAACGGATTGTAATAACGTAGCATTTGCTAAACCTCCAGTCATTAAATTATTACCAGAATTTGCCTCAATTCCATAAGAACCAACGCCAACGGAATTACTTGCTCTATATGCATTTACTGAACCTGTTGTCGCTGCATTACTATTAAAGTTTGCTCCAGAACTGCCAAAAGAAGAGGTCACGCTACTGCTAAAGGTCGCTGCGCCAGCTGGAGAAAATCTTAATATATCCGCATAAGTTGTACCCGTTTGTGTTGTAGATTGTTGAATCTGAAAATCTCCAAATGCAGTCCAATCTTTGATTATACGCCAAGACCTTGATGCCGCATTACTATTGTAGTTAAAATAAACAGCTTCGTTACTTCCACCATTTCCTAATCCAAGAATTAAACTACTTGTTTCTAATGTAAGATTTCCGTTAATTCTAGCCGTCCCACTAACTTGCAGCCTCGCACCGTTGTCTGTGGTTGTGCCGACTAGGAGGTTGCCGCTAGAGGATAGTGTCATCTTTAAGGCATTGCTAATATTCCAATTGTGAGCCGTTGGAGTACCGTTATAAATTGTATTTAACGAATTATCAGTAATTGCAAAACCACTTGTAGGACTAACTATATACAAAGTACTATCAGAGGTTCTATTTAAAAAACCAACTGTTGGGAAACTAGTTGATGCAGTTAAATTAACGCTCCCACCAACCGTAATTGTTGAGCCGTTATCTTGAACAATACTATTTCCAATCGTAGTACTTCCCGTAAACTTTGGCAAGTAGTTAGTTGTGCCAGTTCCAGTTACTGGATTAGTTAATAATGGTTGGTAGCTAGTCGAGTCTAACGAACCATCTCCTTTAACAAACTGAGCAGATGTTCCGCCAAGAACTTGAGACAAACTCTTATTCTCCCATAAGCTTGTTCCGCTTTGGTATTGCAGCAAGTTTTTATCTGCAACGCTTACAATTTTAACCCCTTCGTCCTTATTTATATTGCTACCTAAAGTAGGTCTAACGAAGATAGTTCCAACCGTTTCCGACTTAGTAACAACCGCAGCCACTTGCACAATATTATTTGGTGCAACTGGAATCGCAGTCTGGTAACCGCCCGCACTCGTTGTACTTGCGTAAAGAATATCTCCCTCGTTAAATGAGTTGGTATTTATCCCTCGAACACGTCCAAAGTATAAAACCTTGCCATCTTCTCCGTTTAAAATTTCCTCAGCAGTAACGCCCATAAATCGGCTAGACGGCACAGAGCCGTTTGCAATAAATGGCGCAATTAAAAGCCTTCCAGATGCTCCTAAAGTTCCGTTAAACCTTACCGCTACACCTTTCGCAATCGTGCTGCCAGTTTGATTTTTGACTGGATAAAACAAATCCTCGCCAATCTTCATCGTGTAGCCGTTCAATACAATGTCGACAGTCTCATCGTCCGCATCCCAGAAAATAGTTCCTTGATCAGTTGGAGTATTTGTTGGAGTAGTATCTAACGTAATAAATCCAGCTTCAACACCATACTCTCCAAGCTCTACATTTGCAGTCGCTCCAGAATAAGGCACATAATTATTAGTGCCTGGAGGATTAACTGGATCTTGTCCCTCAGAAACAATAAAGCCAGGAGATGATGGTTTACTGCCATCTCTTACAACACTTGCTCGAAATTTGTTAATATCTACGTCTGCCATTTATGTCGTTGGTTCAATTCCTAAATCGTAAAGTTCAATCTGTGCCGTTCCCGTTCTGCAATTTAGCTGATAACTTACCAATGCCCAATATCGTCCGTTAAACAAAAACGATCTCCACGGCTCAATCTCTCTTCTTTCCAAAGTTGCTAAAACTCTGTAATTAGTTCGCCCTTTTAAGTTAGCCAACTCTTGCACAATTATATCCAACAAAGGTAAAGCTTCTACTCCATCTCTGCTCCACTCTTCAGTAACTGGATTGCCAGCAGTAAGCAACTGCATAGCCGATGCTGAGTTACTCGTAATTGCATCTCCAATGTAGGTATTGTAATCTGGATGTATGTTGGCATAAGGAGATCCGGTAAGTGCCTTTACTCCTAACTTAGAAAGCGATAATCCAGCAGTTTTTTCAATCTTTAGCGAAATGTTATCGTATCGGATACTATATCTGTTTGCCGTTCCGCCGTTGCAAATCAGCTGATAAAGTCTAATCTCCACCTCGCCATCTACTGGAACAATTACGTTATTAATTGCAATGCTATTCCAAACGCTACCAGTAGTTACCGCAAACTGCATTACTGTAACAGTAGGAGTCCAAGCAAATGTCGTAGATGTATCTCTAAATAAATACTGATTCCCAACCTTTAGCATCAACCCAACTGAATGAGTTCCACCTGGTGGAGAAACTGCAAAAGCTGGTGCGATTCTTTCCACCATATACTCAAAAGTTAGAGAAATAGTGTTAGCATTTTCTTGAGCGATTGTAATTGCCCCTCCGGTACTATTCGTATTAGCAAATATGTAGCTAATATTAGGATCACTTACTCCAGCCGTTGTGGTAGTTGACCAAATTTGTACATATTCTCCGCTAGAATCTGAGACGTACTGCACAAGAGCTGGATTATTACTTGGTTGTCCAAATGGTTGCAAACTAGGAATTGCCTTGTGATAACCCCAAAGCAAAAGCTGGTAAGTATTTGGATAAGGAGATGAAACGCTATTTAAATTCCATTCAGTACTTAGAAACTTGGCATCGAAAACTCCGCCTTGCGAATCTCTATCTAAAACTCCAAGATTTAGGAAAGCGTTAAACTCTGTAAATACTCTTCTAGCAGTCTCCTCTGGTCGGTTGATATCCGCATTTATATCGTCTCCATTTACAATGGTTTCGCTCAATAAAAGAGACTGATTTGGATCAAAGGTAAAGGCCTGATAAGTTAATTGGTTGTACTCATTTAGGCGGATAACGTAAAAGGTATCTTTCCACAAGAAAACTCTTGCTAAGAAAGGATTTACCATCCGCTCAATTGTTTCCTTTAAATACAACTGCTCATTTTCTATCCTTACTCCGTTGGTAAATTTAGCACTTTCACCATCGGTAAAAATAGCGTTTGGAGGGACGTTAAATTGTCTGAATGGCGAAATACTATCGTCCATCCTTGTCTCGTGGATGTTAACACCTACAAAAGTATTTCTCTTGTCCACAAAGCTCTGATTTAAAGCTCCAACAATTGCGGAAAGAGCTTCAGTTCGTGGATCTGGCCACGTTGCAAAATCTGATCTAATTGAGTCCAATCCTTTTAAGCCATCAATTGCAGTAAATTCAAATAGCTTATTACCGCTAGAATATGGACTAGTAATAAAATCAGGCGCAATAAAGCCAGTAAAGAAAGTTATTAACGATGTAAAATTACAGACAATTGAGCTGCTATTTTGAGATCCACCAACAAATAAATTATTGCCAAAAGCAAAAGTATAAAATCCATCATTATCTAAAATATTTGGCAAGTTTAACCAGGTAATAGCATCGCTTGAATAATACAGATTGTTAATATTAGTTCGAACGCCAACAAAATATCCATTACCATACGCTAAACCTTGGAAAGCAAATCCACCACTAGAGAAAGACCAGTTTATACCATCTGAGCTATATGCTGATCCGTTTGTAAATTTACCATCTGCAAAAATTAAATTAGCTGATCCAAAACCACTACTAGCAACTGTATTCCAAGTAATTCCATCATAAGAATAGGATGCAAGATTAGTTGATGCTCCAATTGTATTTGCTACGGCAACCCATAAACCATTACCATAAGCGACTCCAGTATAATTTCTTGAAATAATAGTAGTTGATGTCCAAGTAATTCCATCACTAGAATACATTACTAAATCAGTATCTCCAGAGTTTTCATAGTTTGCCACCGCAACGTAAAGTCCATTTCCAAACCTTACTCTCTCCCATCTTTGATTAGAGGCTACCGTTCTACTAGTCCAAGTTATTCCATCTGGAGAGGTAAATGCATGACCGACAGTTGTACCAACAATTGACCATCCAACCGCAACAAATTGACCATTTCCAAAAGTTACATCGTTAAAAGCTTGTCCAAAAGGTAAGGTTGCCGTATTTGTCCAAGTTATTCCATCAAGTGAGGTGTAAGATTTTGTTAAATCAACCGCAACAAATTTTCCATTACCAAAGGCAATACTTCTAAAATTTAAAGTAAATCCTACTTGGTATAAATTAAAATCTGTAATGTCATTATTTGGACTTACCTGAGATAAAACTACTTTCCAAGTACGGTTACCTCCAACTAGGAACTCGTTGAAATCTCCAGTCTCTCCAGCGATTGTAAAATCCACAGAAGAGCCTATAATTGTCTCTATGGGATCGTTTCCAGTATTACCCCAGTTGTAAGTTATGTCGTTAATTTGGAGAGGCGTAACGGCTCCAGAATAGCCTTGTTTTTGTATCTGCAAATCCCAAGCATTACCGCCGTAATTCGTAGCATACCCCCCCTGATATTTCAATCCGTAATCGTTTACTGGTACGTTTTGACCAGTTAACACAACATACATTTTTGTATCTTCAGCTGGCATCGTAAAATTAAACGAAAGCGAAGAGGATAAGAAAGTATTTCCTGGATTGGTGTACCACAATGCAGTATGAAATCCAGAGCTTGGAACAACTTCAATGGTAAGAATATCTCCTTCAGTATAAAATTGAACAGGAGCAACTCCATTTACTGTAATTGTTCCAAGTCCTTCTCGTACTGCTGCTTGAAATCTGTAGTCTGCCATTATCCTTTATTTATCTTGTTATTAGCTTGTGAGAATACATAAACCAAGTCTTGGCCACGAACTACTAACTCTCCGTTTAAGTCTCTATTCTGCTGAAATAAACCACCTTGTCCACCTCCTGCAAAAGAAGTTCCAGCAGCAGCAGAACCTCCACCAGCACCTGCTCCTCCGCCTCCACCTCCACCACCTGGGCCTTTCTTACCTATACTTCCAATTGCTCCAGCGATTGCAGTTAAGGCAATACCAGCCGCAATGGCTAAAGGAGCGGCAATAATTGCAGTAGCTGGATTTGCTAGAGCAGCACTTACCTTTCCAAATGCTGAAGCTGCAACACCATAAGCAATTAACTGCTGTCCAAATTGACCTAAGAATCTTCCAAATGATTTTAGTAAAGATCCACCAATGGCTGTTAAAAGATTACCTCCAGTCGCTAAAGTTTCTCCAATTGTGTAACCTAAATCAACAAAAGCATCTGTAACATTGCCTTTTATCAGGTCATTTGTAGCCTTTGCGAAATTTGCAATTCTTTCTTGCAAGCTTGGTAATTTATCAAGTTGAAATGCTACATCATCAAGAAATATCTGAAAAGGAGCTTTACCAGCTTTTTCATCCTCAAAACCTTCAATTGTTGTTTTTATTTTAATTTCTTTTCCTTCAAGTCCTTTTATTCTTTCGCCAAACTCTAAGGCATTTTGAGATGTTTTGGTAATTTCTTTATTTGCTTCAAAAGAAGCTTTTTCAAGCTGATAAACTGAAAATGTATATTGATCCCATGCATTATCACCAGTTATAATTGGTTCAAATGGTTGTTTGCTTGTTTTTAATACTTTTATAATTTGTTTTTCGTACTCTTCAGAGCTAACTGTTAATTTCTCCTGTAACTCCCTCGCAGTTTCTTGTCCTAAATTAAAATCATCCCAAGTTTGAGAATATTTTTCTAATGCAGTCTGTCCTTTTACTTTCTCAGTTTTAGTGTTAAAAAAATCTAATTGTTCAGTTGCTATTTTTACTTTACCTTGAAGATTATTATATGATTGAACTGAATCCCTAATATTTGGATCTAATTTCTCAAATGCAGCTTGATTATTATTTAATGAAGCAACAAATTCTAATACTTGTTTTCTATTGAAACCTAATTGGTTTCCAAGTTTTTGTATCTGAACTCCAGCTAATTCTTCAAATGTTTTCTTTATTGCTGATAATTGATCAGGATTTAATTTTTCAAATGCTTCTTGCGTAGCTTTTCCAAAATCCCTAAAAATATTTGTCGTTTCACCTGTTGACCTATTTAATAAAATCTGGTCTTCTACAATTTTACCAACAAATTCTAATGTACCTAAAGTTGTAGCAGTTTTTTCAATTTGGTTGCTTAGTTCTTTAAAAGCTTCACTTGTTTTATCAGTAATACTTTCAGCTTTTGTAGCATTTTTTTCGTAATAAGTCCACGCCGCAGTTATAGCTGATACAGCTAAAACTAAAAGATTTCCTGAGCTAAAAATTGCACCAAATGCTGTTTTTAGTTTTGACAGATTTGAATCTCCAGCATTACCTAAACTTGAAAATGATTGGGCCAATTGTTGTATGTTGTTACCAACACCAATTATACCAAATGGAGCATCTTGAATTACTCTAGCAAAGTCAATACCTATACCATTATATCGGCTAGTAGCTTTTCCTAATTGCTCAACTTTAGGGGCGGTAGTTTGAGCTGCTTTTCCTAATTTATCAAGTTGCGATGTGGCTGTGTTAACTCCACTTGCTACGCCAGCAACATTTACTGCAAAGTCAACTTCTATTCTTGGATTTGACATTTCTTTCTAGTTTACTTGCAATTTCCAACAATTTCTTTGCTTTAGCAAAGTCTTCATGAGTTGACTCCAATGGTTTAACAATATTATCCCAAGGCAAAGGCCAAATTTTAGATGGAATTAAATTTGCTCCTTTCTTTAAATGAGGTTGCAATCCAATTAAAGCGTGTACTCTAAGACTTTCTACTAGATCTTTATAATCAATCTCGTGCCCTTTAAGCAAAGCGTTAATCTCTTTTATGTTTAAAGAAAAAAGCTGCTCATAGGGCACTTTAGTACGTCCTACAAGCAGCATCAAATATTCGCGAGCAGTTGTCTGCTCTTCCTCACTTACCTTTTTTTTTCTTCAGTAGGATTGCCAATGCCAAGTTCCAATAAAAGGTCAGCTAAAACTTCATTGAAAAGTTTCATTACTTCTCTACCATCAATCCAAATTTTTAATTCGTTAATTTCTACTGGCTGAGTTGATTTGCGAATACAAGCAACTTTGTGGCATTCATGTAATAAAGCATAAATATCATCTAGTTTAGGTATTGATTTTCCGCTAAATGCTTGTGCAATTCCTTGCCCTGTAAAATCCTCAAAGTTCGCCAAAGCGCCCAAATTTGGATAAAAGAAAATCTCCCCTTCTTTAAAAGGAGCTGAATGGTACTTAGCCATATATTTTGTTTAGGTTGGTATTACGCTGATAACTGGTGCTCCAGCAAAGTCGAAAGTACCAGAGAATGAAACTTGAGAGTTTCTTTCAGCTGTAATCTCAACAGAGTTTAACTGAGCGTCCACAGTAATGATTTTGTCACCTGATTCAGTACCTCCAAAAACCAATTCAAATACTTTACCGATGTCTTCCATCAAGTCAAAAGCTGAAAGGTTAGATACTCCAGTAGATGCAAAATCTAGGTCTCCAGAGAAAGAGAAAGATCCTGATTTGTCTCCACCTTCAAGTCTTACTCCATAATCGCCCGTGCAATCGTTTCTAACTGTTACGGATTCATTTGAAATAGAAACAGAAGCGGAAGTTTTGCAAACGACTGGAAGAGAATTCCACTCGAATGTAAAGAAGTTGCCTAATTGATATGTTGCCATTGCTTATTCGTTTTAACAAATATACATAAAATTTTAATTATCAAGATACGAAGAAAATATCTAAGGTATAGGATAATATTTTTTGGTAAGCTATTTGACTAGATCCTTGCTCAATTTGAACTCGAGAAAAGTTTTTGCGGATGTTAATAGCTTGTAAATCGATTGGCAAAACAATATCGGTCAAATTCATTTTTTGCTGAATAGCATTTGAAATATTCTCAGATAATTTCTTGCCTCCACTACCTTGTGGAAACTTTGTTATAATGCTTATCTGAAAAGTTGCGTTCTGCCTAATTGTGCAATCATTGTTAGTTGTTTCCGTTTCATTCTGATCGGTAATTAAAACATATGCAGCTGAATTCTGATAATTAGCAGGATTAATTGTAGGCGGTAACTCGGAATCATAAACTGGCAAAGTAACTCCGCTAAGAGTTAAAGGCGAAATTGCGTTTATTATAGCAACGCGTATATCAGTAGCTATATCTCTCATTTTAAAACCTTATTTATTTCACTTACCATTTCAGTTACTAAATTATCTGTATTCCTAAAAAATGCTGGCATTAAGTAAGGTTGACCAATAATACGGCCTTGACCATTTCTGTAATATGTTCTAGCAAGAGTTCTAACCTCTTGAGAATATTGTGGATTTGATAAAATTTCTCTAGCACTTAAACCAGTACCAAATTCCATCCAGGCCTCAAATTGTTCACCAGTACTTGGGACATCCAAACCGACTTTCCAGAGTAATCCATTGTTAAAAGATTTTTTATCAATTTTTTGCTTAATATTTAACGGAATTCCTTCCCATTGACTTGGAGCGGATGCAATTGCTTGTCTTTCTACATCTGATGCTGTATTAGCTAAAACATCCTTCACAGCTTCAATCATTGCATTTTCTTTTTGTTTGACATAAGCCAAAGCCTCATCTAATCCTTTAAAAGTTACTGCCATTATACTCCTACCATTTGAATTATGTATTCTTTGTGCATTCTCTGATCGTCTAGTTGAACACCAATAATTTTGTAATATCGGTTGCGATAATATATCTGGTAATTCTCGCTCGGGATAAAAGAAACTCGATACTGAATTGCTACAGTATATGTGTTTGGTAATACCATTTCTCCAGATTCATTGTCACTCTTCCCATTAGTTTGCTTTACAGATGCAAACGTAGCCAAAGACGTTCCTGCTGATACAACAGTTCCTCCAGCTCCGTCTGATACTGGGAAATAAGTTACAAACTCAACCTTCTGGTCGTATTTTCCAAAATTTATCATACGAATAAATCTGCTCTATATTTTAACTCAGTAGAAATACTAGCTTTCTGAGCATATTGCTCCTGAACACTAATCATATTTTGTCTAA